AGGACGAAGACGAGATGCAGCGCGACGGGGATCTCCAGCGGCGAGCGCGGCCCCATCGCCTGCCTCCCAGCCCAGCCGACCCGGGTCCTCCAGGCCCGGTCCTTCGGAGCCGTGAAGCGCCCCTTCCCCCCTCGCCGAGGGATCGCCCGCTCCCATGCCTGGGGCTTCCCCTCGACGAAGAAGGAGACCGGCTCGACGCGCTCAGGCTCGCTAGAAGGGGACCTCATCGCCTTCCGGGACCTCGGGCAGCGGAAGCTCCCTCGGGCCGCTCACGCGCTCGACTCGCGAGCCCCCGGTATGCTTCTCCCAGAGCGCTAGGATGGCCTGACGCCGCCGGGCGCTCCAGTCCTGATCCGCCCGCCGCCACTCCTCCCAGGAGTCGCCGCCGCCGGTCACGAGATCGTAGAGAGCCCCGGCCGGTCGGCTCGGTCGGCTCGACTCAGGGATCAGCTTCTCAAGCTCAGCCCGGACCCGGTCGCGGATCTGGAAGGCCTCCTTCGCCTCGGGCGGGATCCCCCGCTTCCCCGTCAGCCGCTCGGAGACGACCCGGGCCGCCTTCGAGTTGATCCTCGCGATCAGGCTCCGGACATAGTCCTCCGGCTTGAAGCGGTCCGCGTAACGGTCAGAGGCCCGCCGAGTCTGGATCTCGATCCCGACCTTCCGCTTCTCGATTTGATGCCCGAAGAAGTCCGCCGAGTCGTAGGAGTGACGTTGCTCGCAGATCGCGACGTGGACGTCCCCGAGGTCGTCTTCCAAGTGGACGAGCCCGTCGCACTTCGAGAGGTTCTCCCAGTCCTTCGGGAGCCACCATCCGCCGACCTCTTCGTCGTCGCCTCTATTCGACTTCGCCATCTCAGCCTCTCTTCCGCTTATTCTCGAACGTATAGCCCCGCTTCAGGTGAGGGAGCGCCTTCAGGAGACCCGGGACCGAGAGCGAGCAACTCCCCGCCCAGAAGCGGGGGTCGTCCCGGTCCTCCTTCATCGGCTGCCGGAGGTCTTCCTTCCAGCGGCAGGCGTTGAAGAACGCCTCGACGTATTCGCGAGCCAGGGCCTCGCCGTTGAGCCCGACGAGGTCTCGGAGGATCTTGTAGTCGCGCCCGAAGACCGGATCGTATTCGCCGAACCTATGGCTCTCGTGGAGATCCAGGAAGTAGCCGAGGAGCCGGACGTGAGGGCTCTTCGAGCGAGAGTAGTCGCGGGGAGCCCGCGAGCCGCGATCAGTTTGTTGATCTGCGTTGCTGATCTTAGTTGACTTCGTCCCGCTTACCGTCCCGCTTACCGTCCCGGCATCGACTGGAGCGCCAGTCTGGGAGGGCTTCTTACCGTCCCGCTTACCGTCTCGTTTACCGTCCCGCTCCCACGGCCCCGCGTAAACGTCTGCGCCCTTCCGCGCAGACGACGGGAACTTCTGCCCCTCGCTCCAGTTCGCGATCCGGTAGACGCTCCCCTCGTGCCTGGAGACGGCCCGCCGGACGGGGATCAGCATCTCCTCTCGAACGAGCTTCGCGAGGAAGCGCTCCGCCTTCCCTCGGCTCCAGCGGTGCCGGTTCGCGAGGAAGCGAGCCGTCATCCGGACCTCCCCCGGGCCGAGCCCCTCGAAGCCGTTCGCCGACGCCGAGAGGAGGATGTCCGTCCAGGCCCAGCGCTCGCAGGAGGGCTCCCGGTCGGAGAGCGCCTCGGTTGTCTGGACCGACCGCCAGAGGAGGATCGCCCCACCCTTCACGGGGTCGGCTCCGCCTCCCAGGAGAGCCTCCAGGCTCGCGCTAGGAGCCCATAGCGATCCCGGTAGAAGACCTCCTTCCGGAGGGTCGCGGCCGTATGGTGATCGGCGCAGAGGGTCAAGAGGTTGTCCGGGTGATCCTTGCCGCCCTGAGATCGGTTGAGAAGGTGATGAGCCTGAAGGGTCGCCCGCCGCCGGCAGCGCTCCTCAGAGGTCGGATCACCCGTCGGCCGAGGGAGGGGGTCGGTCAGCGCCCGGCATCGATAGCCGTCGCGCTCGAAGACCTCCGAGGCCCGCTTCCTCCAGGACTCCGCCTTGCTCTTCCGGGGGTCCGCCGGTCGCCGCTTGACCCGTCGCCGGGGAAAGCCTCGACCCATTCTCAGCCCCTCCAGGCGACGAGAGCGCCGTCCGGGACCTTCGCCCCCTCGATTCCTCCTACATCCCAGCCAGCGGCCTCCAGGAGGCGGAGAACCGCCTTTTCGTCCTGGGTCGCAAGGTGATTTATGACTTCCCGAAGCCGAGCCCGGAAGACGACCTTCTCGTCTTCCTCCTCTGCCCCGTAGACGGTCAGGAACTCGGCCGCGATCATCTCCAAGTTATGACCCCGCTTCTCCGAGTTCGTCGACCGAGCCGCGATCTCCAGGGCTCGCTCGACCGTCTCCGACTGCCCCCTGAAGAGGGAGAAGTAGGTCGTCGTCGTCTTCTCCGCGCCGGGGTCGACCTTCCCCTTCGCCGCCCCGCCGTTGTCCCGGCAGGAGGTAACGGCGGCCTTCAGGTCCCGGAAGGTCGAAGAGAGCCCGCGCTCGATCCAGGCCTTCTCCGTCTCCGGCGTCGCCGCGTCCGCGAGGAGCCGGGTCTTCGAGGGGCCGAGGACGCTCGCCTTCTCCCGCAGGAGGGGAAGCTCGGCCATCTTCTCCGCCGCCCGGATCACGAGTTGAGCCCAGCGCCGCCGCCGGTCGAAGCGATGCTTCAGGTATTCGTCGAAGGTCTGGAAGCCCAGAGGGACCCAGCCCTCCGTCCGCTGGACCTCACGCAGGAGGTCTCCCAGGCGGAGCGCGTTCCGGTCCAGCGACGCGACGAGATCCCGGACCTCAGAGTCCAGGCCTTCCGCAGAATCAGGAAGGGGCAGCCCGGAGGCTGCCCCGACCCTCGACAACTTGCCCTTTGCCTCTTTACTTGCCATCGGTCCCTCCTTCGGTCTCGACTTTCGTCGGCTCCTTCACCGTGGACGCGATCCCGGTCTCCGCGAGGAAGAAGGAAACGTCCCGGGGCTTTCCGTTGACCATCGCGGGGACGCCGAGGAAGAGGTCACGCCGAGCCCGCGTCATACCAACATAAAGCAATCGGCGCTCTTCTTCAACGTCTTCGTTCCGGGCGTGAGGCAGGAGGCCTCCGCAGACCCCGGCGACGAAGACGACCGGCCACTCCAGCCCCTTCGAACGGTGAAGAGTGAGGAGCGTCAGCGCGTCGCGACCGTTCTCGGCCGCCTTCTTCTCGCCCGCTTGCTTCGCGAAGAAGACGAAGTCTCCGAGCGCCTCGAAGCCCGAGGCCGCCGTGAAGAGACTCTCGCAGTTCTCCCAGCGCGAATCATCGGCGTCGTCGTCGCCTTGCTCGGCGAGATACGCTCGATAACCGATCATCTCGGCGAGAGCCTTCAGCGTCTCGCCGGGGTCGCCGCCGCGTCCCTGGAAGCTCCGCAGGATCCCCAGGAACTCGTCGACCTTGCCCTCCATATAGCGCCTCGGCCAGACCTTCAGGTCGTCGGCCGCCGCGAAGAGGGAGGACTTCCGCTTCGTCGCGTGAGTCTGGATCGCCTTGAGCGCGGCCTTCCCGAGGAAGCGGTTCGGCCGGTTGTAGACCCGGGAGAAGGCCTCGTCATCGTCGACGTTGACGGCGAGCCGAGCATAGGCGACGAGGTCCTTCACTTCGGCGCGACCGTAGAAGCCGAGCCCGCCGAGGATCTGGTAAGGGATGCGCTGCCGGATAAGCTCGTCTTCGAGCGCCCGGCTCTGCGCGTTCGTCCGGTAGAGAACGGCGATGTCCTTCCAGTCGACCTTCTCCGCCTCGTGAAGAGAGACTGCCTCCTCCAGGATCCGGGAGGCTTCGTCGTCTTCGTCAGCGCCGAAGAGAATCGAGGGCTCGTTCCCCTTCTTCTGGGCGTCGAGTCCGGCGACGAGTCTCTTCGGGACGCGGACCTCGTTATGATGAATGAGGTCGTTCGCGTGATTCAGGATCGGCTCGACGCAGCGGAAGTTCTCCTGCATCCGAACAACCGTCGCGTCAGAATACGTCTCCTCGAACTGGATCAGGAACTCAGGCTTCGCCGCTCTCCAGCCATAGATCGACTGATCATCGTCGCCGACAACCGTCAGATTCGGCCCCTTCGTGAGGTTCTTCGAGCCCGCGCTGCAACGGGTCGGGCAGAGCGCCTTCAGAAGGGCGAACTGCGCGACGTTCGTATCCTGGAACTCGTCGACGAGGACCCACGGGAAGCGCTTCCGATAATGCTCGGCCCTCTTCTTCACGGCCTGGAGGCCGAGGACGAGCATATCGTCGAAGTCGAGGATGTTCTGCCGGACCTTCGCCTTCTCGTATTCGTGGAAGACGGCGTCGACGATCCAGGCGGGGACGCCCTTCACGCTCTCGCCGTTCGGGTCCGGCTCTTCGAGGTTATTCTTCAGCCAGGAGATCGCGTTGAGGATCGGGACGGGTTGCTCGTCGATGCCCCGCTCCTTCAGGACGTCTTGAACGATCTTCTTTTGCTGCCAGTCGGCCGCGACGCCCTTCCGTCCCTTCCCGCACTCCCGCAGGATCGAATAGCAGAAGGAGTGAAAGGTCCGGACGTTGAGCTTCGAGGAGATCGCCTCATCGTCGACGAGCTTCGCGACGCGCTCCGCCATCTCGCCCGCCGCCTTCTTCGTAAACGTCACGGCGACGATCTCCTCCGGAGGGACCCCCTTCTCCAGGAGCCGAGCGATCCGGTAAGTGAGCGCGTGAGTCTTCCCGCTCCCGGCGACCGAGAGCGCGACGAGCGGACCCTCGTCATGCTCGACGAAGGCCCGCTGATCGGGAGTCAGGAGCGCGTTGTCGAGGACGCTCATATCAACCTCGCGCAGTTCTCGGAGATGTCGGGCTCTTCCAGGTTCGCCCAGAAGTCGAAGCCGCAGACCGGGCAGAACTGCGGGACCTCGCAGGCCGGGAGGCTCAGGTTCCCCCAGCCGCAGCCGCAGAGGACGGGATAGCGCTCGCAGGCGCGGCAGCCTTCCTCCGTCCCCGGCTCGACCGGCTCGACCGCCGGAGGCGGGCTCGTCGGCTCAGGAGGAGAGGAGATCACGGCGACGGGATTCCCGCCGCCGCTCCGCTCGCTCATGATCCGCTCGGCCTCGTTCTCGGCCTCGAACTGCGCCTCGGCCGCCTTCTTCTCGTCGGCGATGATCCGGTCCATCTCGAACTCGGAGACGATCCGGCCGTCGAGCTTCTTCGCCTGCCTCTGAGCGACGCTCTTCCTCATGAGGAGCGCCTTCTGCGCGTCCGTCGTCCCGTAGAGCGAGCCGCCGCCATAATAGCGGCAGCCGTGAAGAGACTCGGGACCGTCGGAGTTCTCGAACATGACGGCGAAGCGTTCCTTCCGGTGATCCTTCGGGCCGACCGACGCGCCCGGAGGCGGATCGTCGGAAGGCCGGTCGACGTTCATCCGCTCGGCCTCGGTCTCCTGGACGAAGGCGCGGCAGGACGCGCAGGCCTTGAAGTAACGGTAACGCTGCGTCGCGAGGTCGTGATCCCCGTAGACGAGATCGATGTCGAAGACGTGGAAGCCGTGGACGATAGACTCGTCCCGGCGGCGGCAGATCTGGCAGAAGCGCGAGAAGTAGCGCTCGCGCCCCGCCTCCCAGCCGTTCCGCCAGTAGTGATGGGAGACCCGCTCCAGCCTGGAGCGCTCCTCGTTTTTCCAGTCGCGACCGTAGGGATTCTTCGGCTCCTCGTTCGGGAACTCGAAGCCGACCTTCTTCCCCTCGGCGAAGCAACGATCCTGGAGCGCCTCCTCCGAGAGGAACTTCTGATGTTGCTCGGCGGCGTCGGGCGAGATCGCCGCGACGAGGACTCCGCCCTCCGCGCTGAAACCGCGAGGGACGATGACGTGACCCTGGACCCGGTCGGTCTCAAGGTCGATCTTGACGCGGGTCACTCGGCCGCGACCCTGCGGCAGTCCGGCGCTCTCGCGGAGCGCGTCCTGGGCTTCCTTCTTAATGGGGCTTCTACTTACGAGGTTCTTGAACGCCATCGGTTCCTCCTTCTGAGGGACCATCCCTCAGTTATAAGTATAACCTCCGCCTAGACTTAGGTCAATATGCCCTCCAGATCGGGAAAAAGAGGGGACTTCAGGGCGATCTCAGCGGACCCGCCGGAGGGGGAGTCACGGCGGGGAGCCCTGAAGTCCCCGGATCCTAGCTCTTCAGAATGAGCGTCTCGCCCGCCTTGCCGGGCTCCCAGCATAGGGATCGGAAGTCGCACCAATCGCAGTTCCGCCCCGCGTAACCGGGATTCCTCGGGCGCTCTCCGGATCGGATCAGCGTCTCGTGAGCCTTGAGCGCCGACTCGACCTCCATAAAATCAAAGGGCGAGGGCTCGCGGAGATGGAACTGCCAGATCGCCGCCTTCGACTTCACGCCGACGAGATAGCCCGCGTGAGTCGGAGCGGGGAGCGTCTTCGTCCCGGCGACGAGCGGCGGCATTCGCTGGACCGTCCAGACGTATTCCGTCGCCTGCGAGTCGGCCGTCGCCTGGAGCTTGCTCCACTTCTGCGAGGCGGTCTTCAGATCGATCACGGCGAGGACGGCAACCTGCGTCGGCTTCATCCCCGAGGCCGCGCAGGAATCGCAGGGAGCCGACTTCGTCTTCTTCGGATCCTTCTTCTGCGGAACCTGGACCGAACCGTCCCCCTTACAACGCTCGCAGTCGCGAGGGAGGTAGACGTCGGCGATGAAGTCGGCGAAGCCGAGGAAGTCCCGGCTCAGGCCGAGAGGTGCGTCGAGCGCGAGCCGCGCCTGCGTCAGATAGACCCGCTTGATGTACGGAGCCCCTCGCGCCGGGAAGGTCTCGACGAGACCCCGGATCGTCTTCCGGATCTCGTCAGGGTCGGCGTCCTTCCAGTCGATCTTCTTCTTCGAGGAGGCCCGCTTCAGGACCTCAAGCTCCCAGGTCCGATCAAATACGCCGAGGAGCCCTTCGACTCCGATGTCCTTCCCGTCGTCACGCGCCAGAAGGTAGGCGTTGATCGCGTTCTCGACGCAGGTCCCGACGACGAAAAATTGAGGTTCGAGCCTTGTCTTGACCCGGTCTTCATACTGGAACTTGTAGGCCCGGGGGCAGGACGCGAGCTTCGTCAGTTGCGAGTGAGAATAATAGCTAGGCATCGCCGAACGGGACCCCCTCTCCTTCTGCGGGCGGACCCTCGGCCGCCATCTCGTCGAGCTTGATCGCGTTCTCGACCGTCGCCTTCCGCGTCGCGTCGTCCAGATCCCGGAGGACCTTCCAGAAGGCTTGAAGCGCCGCGTCCCTCGCGGGCGTTTGCTTCGAGTCCGCGATCAGATCGATCTTGTTCGTCGTCCTGAGATAGCAAACGACGCCGCGCTCCCAGTCGGGGATCTTCCCGATGAACTTCGCGACCTCGCTCCAGAACTTCTTCAGCGTCTCGTCCGCATCCTCGAAGCCCTCGGGGATCGGACCCTCGCCCTTCTCTTCGGTCTTCAGCGGAGGCTCGGGCTCGGCCCGACCCGTCCCGGCGACGCGGCCTTGAGGCGTCCGCGCCGGGGCGGTCTCCTCCGGCTTCGCCGGGAGAGGAGCCGCGTCTTCGTCGAGCGTCTTCTCATAGGCGATGGCTCCGCAGCCGACGAGGGAGGCGACCTTCTTAAACGCATTCGTTTGCGCCCCCTTCAGCGCCGAGCCCTTCTCGATAGAGGTATGCTCGCCCCAGGCCTGACGATAGACGCTCCAGACCGACGGCCGCTTCCCGTCGATCTCTCGACCCTCGACGTCGTTCTCGAACATGACGCGAAGGACCGTCCGGCAGGTAACGTGCCATCCCTCCTTCTTCGAGCGACCGAAGACGATCTCGGTCTTCTCGAAAGTGTTCTCCTCCTCCCAGCCGTCGAGCCCGAGGACCCGGTTCAAGGCGTTGACGATGAACTGAGCCTTGACGCCGGTCGTATCGTAGCCCTTATGAGTCACGCTCGCGGGGCTCTTCTCGATGGCTTTATGCCAGTAGAAGACGACGTTATCCCAGCCCTCCTTCTCCGCCTCGTGGAGAGTGAGCGGGTCGCCCTTCGCGGTCGCGTAGGAGATCAGATTGCGCCCGCTCTTCGCGAGGTCGTGAGCGTGCGCCCGGGAGACTTGCTCGACCGGAAAGGCGAGCGTATCCTGAAGCTCCGTCAGGACGGCATCGATCTCGGAGAGCTTCCTCATGAGACCGGCCTCAGCCCGGACTTGAAGCGCTTATCCGGGATCCCCCGGAAGGCGAGCCGCCTCACAACCGACGCCCGGAAGTAGCTCCGCGTCCCCCAGCGATAGCGCTTCAAGATCCCGCGCTCGACGAGAAGCTGAAGGCCGCGCTCGCTCATCCGTAGAGAATTGAGCGTTTGCTTCAGCGTATAGAAGACCTCCAGGTCTGGAGGCCTCTTCAGATCATGCGGCATCGTTGCCCCTTCCCTTCTGGACGCTCGGCCCGCCTCCGCGACGGACGGAGGTCCTAGCCCGTATGTTACGCCTTTCGGCTAAGAAGTCAAGGGAGGATGGCGAAGCCGCAACCGATGCCCGGCCCGAAGGCCGCGTCCCCGTCGAGCCCGACGGTCGCCTGGACCCCGATCTGGCAGTTGAACTTCGCGAAGAGCCGGGCTCGGCGCTCCCCCTTCCAGACCCGGTAAAGCTCCAGGTTCCGGTCTGCGAGTTCGAGCGCGTGCGCCCGGGAGTCGGCGAGCCGCTCCTCGCAGGCGTCGTTCTCTCCGCGCAGCCGCTCGACCTCTGCGTCGGCGAGAGCGAGGGCCTCCTTCAGGAGCTTGATTTCTTCCTCCCCTTCGAGGATAAGATCCTGAAGAACGTCGACGTCGGCGAGCGTCGCGTCCAGCGCCTCCGAAGATAGAGGGGCGGGCTCCTGGGCGCGGAGTCCTCCGCCAGGACTGAGGGGCGTCAGCCCTAGCAGAACGAGACCCAGGAGTCCGCCCGCAATCTTCATTCCTTCCCCTTCCGTCGCCGGATCTCTGCGATGATCTCTTCCCGGCTGGGAGCCCGTTCGAGCTTCCCTCGAAGCTCGTCGCGGGCCTCGTCGTATTCGTGACGGGTCCGGCGCTCGACCTCACGCCGGGCGATATCGTCCTCGATCTGATCATGGATCGCGATGACGTCTTCGTCCGTCTGCCGCTTGATCTCCTCGGCCTTCGCCTTCCGCTTCGCGGCAGAGCGAGACGTGAAGCCCTTCAGGAGGATCCCGCCGAGGATAGCGAGCCCCCCGAGGATCACGCCCCAGAAGCCGAGGTCCATTCCCTCCGCCGCGAGGATCATCCTGCGAGTACCTTCTTCGCCTTGACGACGGCGAAGGCCGTCACGGTCGCGACGGCGGCGACGACGAGAACGCCGAGGAAGCCGCGCCAGCCCTGGAGGGGCGTCTCGAAGTAGCCCGAGCCCCAGGCTCCGAGCCCTGCGATGTAGGAGTAGACGAAGCAAGAGACCCGCTTCCTCCAGGGGGAGTCCTTCACGCCGACGATCTTCGACTTCAGTCCGGGGATCCGGAGCGGAGCCCATTCGCTGAAGATCATCGCCGCACTCGTGATCGAAGCGAAGGCGGCAACTGAGCCGAGAATCTGATCCTCCATGATCAACCTCCCGCCCCCGTCAGGCTTCGGTAGAGCCAGAAGCCGAAGGAGACAACTAGAGCGAGGAACCCGCCGCCGAGGAGGAGCTTCGCGACGAGCGCCGCGCCCTGGATATGCCCCCTGATATATGAGACGTCTCCGCTTACCTTCGCCTGGGTCTTCGCCTGCGCCCGGATCGCCGAGAAGATCTCGCGATGGTCTTCGCCGTTCTTCCGGTCGAGTGACTCGATCCGGACCCGGCAGTCTGCGACCTGAGCCTTCAGAGCGTCAACCGTCATCCGAAGTTCCTCCCCCACTCTCGCGGCCTCCCTCCCAGCCCCCCCGGACTTGCGCGAGACGCTGGGCGTAGGCGGCCTCCAGCTTCTCGACGTAACGCTGCGGGACGTTCGCGTCCTTGAACGATCCCGAGTTCCAGCCGTCCGCGACGTCGCGAACGGTCGACGCGCCCCTTCCGAAGATCCGCCGGTTGAGAAGCTCGACGACCCAGCGGATCGCCAGGACGTCCTCGCGCAGCGCGATGGGGTCGCCCCGGAAGCCTAGCTCCCAGGCGACGACGAAGAGGATCTGCCAGGAAGAGAACGAGCAAGCGGCGAAATCGCCCCAGCGCCGCCACTCCTTCCGCACGTCCCGAGACCGCTTCCAGTAGAAGCCGCCGATAGAGTAGGCGGGCTCGAAGCGCGGGAGGTTCTGCGTCCCGGCGCTCGACTCGACATCCGCGATGGCGAGAAGGAGCGCCTCGGAGTTGATCGACTTCGGAGCCTGGACGAGCGGCGCGAAGTCGCGGCAGAGTTCGGCGAGCTTGCTCATAGGAGCCCCTCGACGTGAGCGATGATCTTCGAGCGGATCGACGCGAGAGCTTGCCGCTCTTCCGTCGTCAGGTTCGCGATGACCTGGGCCTGCGTCCAGCGGAACTCGATAACGCGCCGCAGGGAGAAGCCCGGCTCCATCGTTCCGACCCCGACCGAGGCCGAGACCTCTTCGTTATCGAGGTCGAACTTGACCCGAGAGAGGTCGACGTGAGTCAGGTCCGGCTGAGTAACTGGAGACTGGAAAGCCGTCGGCATCGTTCCTCCTCAGTCGCAGTAAAAGCCGCGCCTTCCGGCGGCAGCGTTAACGGTAACGGCCTGCGTTCCGCTTAGATCTTCGTTATCGCCATCCTCGTGATCGACCGTTCGGATCCTGACGTTATAGCTCCCCCCCGCGCCGCCATAGATCGTTAGCGTCGAGATCGCCGTCCCGGTGATCCCCGTCTCGGGATTCGTCCCGGCATGGTAGAGCCCCTTCGTCGAGGTCGTATCAATATCGACCCAGGTTCCGGTCCCCTGATCCCATTGATGATGAGCGTCATAGTTCGCGCTATGATTTCCGGTCAGGGTCGCGGTTCCGTCCATGCTAAAAGACTGCCCGACGTCGATATTCGGATCGCTCGCCGGGTTATCGAGCGCGACGCTGACGACCGTCTTAGCCATCGGGCATGACCTCGACGCAACGCAGGACGCACTTATCGAGGCGCTCCATCCCGTTCCAGGGCTCCGGAGCCGTCAGGCAGCAAAGGAACTTAGATTGCTGGATCGCGCAGGCGTTCTCAGCGAGGAACGGGCAGGGGCTCGGAGCGGAGAACGCGCTCGACGGCCAAGGCGTCCCCGTCCGGCAGCATTCCGCCTCGCAGATCTCCGTCGGGCATCGCCCGTCGACCTTGCCGATCTGGATCCAGAACTGATCCGTCGAGGGCTTCCAGAAGTAGATCAAGCCCTCGCGATCATTCCAGACGGCGCGGACCTCTCGGTCGGCCTCGGCGAGAGGCCGATAGTGAAGCGGCACGTCCTCGAAGGACGCGAAGCCGACGGGCTTCCAGGCTCGATCAATCATCGGTGAAGACCATATCGAGTTCGATCCAGTCCGGACTCCCCGAGGCCGCCGTCGTCTTCACCCAGACATAGGAGTTCGCCGGGATCGTCGCGTCGTTCAAGGTCGCCGTCGCGCCCGTCGTCGTATTCGTTAGGACCGTGCTATTCGTGACCCCGGTCCCTGCCCCGCTCCGGTCGGTCGAGTGCATGACCTGATAAGTAACGCTCGGCGAGGAGCCCCCGACGAGAACGCCCTTCACGCTCGCGACGGTGATCGCCCGGTCGGTCCGGAACCAGGGAGCATTCTCCGAAGAGCCCGGCGTCTCCAGACCCCAGGGCTTCGGATGCCGCGCCTTGTTCGTCGTCGCGGTGAGGTCTTTATTCGTGAGGATCTGAGTATTCGTCGTCCCGACAACCGCGCCGGTCGCCCCGTGAGCGATGGTCGCCGTCCCGCCGTTCAAGTTGTCATGATCGACGAGCGGCTCCAGGACCGAGACGTCGACATAGGCGCTCACGTTATCGGGGGCGCTCGTATCCTTCTGCCACTTGACGTTGAGATCCCCAGCCGGGGCCGCCGGAGTTGCGTCATCGAGGTCGACGTCGGTCGCCGCCGTCCCGTTGACCGAGACGTTATCGCCGCCGCCGCCGCTGGAGACCCACTTCAAGCCGGACGCCTCCGTCGAGTCCGCCGAGAGAACGTAACCGTTCGTCCCGACCGGCAGGCGAACGACCGAGTTCGATCCGTCGGCGACGATGAGGTCTCCCTTCGCGTTGACGAAGCCCTCCGTCAGGACGTCGTAATACGCGCTCGGATTCGAGACGGAGAAGTCCCCGCAGCGAAGCGCCCCGGTTGTCGGGCTGATCTCGGCGACCTTCTGAAGGAGTTGTTCGGCATTGCCGAGTAGAAGATTCGGATCCGCCGTCCAGAACTCAATAGCGGCGAGCGTGCCTTCGCCGGTCCCCGGCCCCGCCGCGAGTCGAAGGATCGTTCCGCCCTGATCGTCGCTCGTGCTAGACGCGAGCGGGGCCTCGGCCGCCTCGCTCCATCCGGTTGCCCGGACCCAGGCATGGGCCGCCGGGCTCGTCGCACCGTCGCCGCCCTTCCCGACGAGGATGCCGACCTCATTAGCCCGGAAGCATCCGGTATTATCTGAGCCCGTTCCAGGCGGCAGAGCGTCGTAGAGGACGACGATATTATCGGCGACCGTGAAGCCGCCGGTCGAGCGGCCGATCTGGAGCATTCCCTCGGATCGGTTAACGTCGCCGCGAAGCTGGATCGGCGTCGTTCCGTTTGCGATGAGCCCTCCGGCGGCCGTGAAGAAGTAGCCGCCCATGCTCGCGTTTGCCGCCAGCGGAAAGTCGGAGAAGCCTCCGAAGTCGACCTTCCGGAGCGCTCCCCCGCTCTCTTCCACGAGGACCCAATCGCCGGTCGCCGGGCTCGCCTCTTCCGTCAGCGTCGAGATCTTCTTATAGGCCGCCGTCCCCGCTCCGGTCCCGACGACGATCTCGTCGACGGCGATCCCTGCCGCGCCGTCCGTTTCCAGGTCGTTCGTCTCCGCGCTGGAGAAGTAGGAGAGCGAAGTCCAGGCCGTGACCCCGTCGCCGAACTTCAGCTTCCCCGTATCCGTCTCGCGCCCCATCTCGCCGTTCGCGAGGGTCGGGTCGGCGCTCGTCCAGTTCGCGGCCGTATCCCGTCGGATCTGAATTATGTCAGCCATCGTCTACGCGCCCCCTCCGTCGAGATTTTGCTCCGGGGTATAGACCGAGGAAGCGTTCCCTCCGTCGATGTTGTAGTCTCCGCCGCCGCCCCCGCCGGAGACCTCGACCCAGGCCGGACCCGAGGCATTCCAGATCCAGACCGAGCCGTCCTCGGTGAAGACGACCCCCCGACCATCCGGCGGAGCCCCGGAGGGATCGACCGGCGAGGCCTCCAGCGGAAGGAGGTTCCCCTTCAGCTTCGAGACGACGACGAGCCCGTCCCCGACCTCCTCCCCCATCCCCGCCAGAGGCTCGGGACCGTAGCCGCCCTCCAGGTTCCCCCGGGCTCGGGTCGAGACCCGGGAGGTCCCCGAGAGGCGCTTCTCGACCTCCAGGGTCCCGGATCCCGTGATCGAGACCTCGGATGCCCCCGAAAGGGGCCGCTCGACCTCCAGAGCGCCCGCTCCTGAGACGCTGACGGTAATCGAGCCCGTGAGGTCCTGGGGGATCTCCAGAGCCCCTCTCGCGTCGACGTGGACGGTTGCGGCCCCGGCGAGCGCGACGTCGACTCCCAGGCTCCCGGCCGCCTCGACCGTGACTCGGGATTGCCCCTGGAGATCGACGTCGAAGGGCAGAGCCTCGACCCCCATCTCCAGGTCGATATCGACCTGCGCCTGCCGGATCCGCGAGCCCTTCGCGTAGACCCAGGAGCGGATAGACGAGTCGACCCGGGCCTGCGCGGAGCCCTGCGGCTCCGTCGTCAGATCCAGGAGGATCGTTAGCTCGGCGTTCTTCGTCGCCATCGCCTAGTCGAGGTTGACTTTGAACTTCCCCGCCTTCAGTTCGAACGTATCCCCGTTGTCGATCTGGACCGCCGTCGGGAGGCTGCCCCAGGCGATCATATTCCCGGCGACCGAGGCGTCGAAGAGAGCCGCCGCGACAACGATCCCCCAGTCGGCCGTCGCCGCGCTCCAGGTCCAGTCCTCGTTATTCTCCCGCGAGCCTGAAGCCGCCGCCGTGAAGGAGTAGGTCGAGCCGTCGACCTGGAAGCGAACGTAGCCGCCCCCGGAGACCGGCGTCCCCCCTCCCGCGTCCGTCGGCGCGACGGTGTAAAGCTCGACCCAGAGCGACCCCGTCGGCGTATAGGCGACCTGGGGCGGGAGAACGTCGTCGAGGACTTTGTTCTCCAGGTAGTCTGAAGCTCCCATCCGATCCCTCCTCAGTCAATCGTGACCGTCAACTCGCCCGCCTGATACTTCGGGACGTCGTCGACGGAGATCAGCTTCGAGTTATCGAGCGTCCCCCAGAAGAGGAGGTTCCCGCCCGTAAGCTGATCATAGATTCCGAAATGCGTCACGGTCCCCCAGGTCCCCGTCGCCTGCGGGAAGGAGATGAGTCCCGAGTTCGAGGCGACGTTGAGAGTCCGCGTAAATGCCGCCGCGACCCGGGCGTAACCGTTCCCCGAGCATTCCGTCCCCGAGTCGTCGTCGCCGACGGATGTCGTATGGAGCCCGACGTAGACCGTCGACGGAGTTGTCGGCGCGGTTGCGGCGAGATAGTTGTCGAGCATCTCGGCTTCGGTGAAGTCAGAAGCGCCCGTCATCGTTCCTCCTACGAGAAGCCCAGCCGCAGCCGGTCATCCCAGACGTTGTCGAAATCGCGGTTCCCGTCGGCGAACTGGACGACGGTCTCCCCGCTTGAGGCTGCGAGATAGCGCCGGATCCTCCAGACCGGATCGCTCGTCGCGCTGCCTGCCGGAGCCTCTCCGAGATAAGAGACCCCTCCTATTTGATCGAACTCTCGGGCTCCGCCGATCTCGCGGTCGTAGCCCTCGACGTCAGCCTCCGACGGCATCGCGAGGAACTCCCCGAGAGCCAGCCGCAGGACCCGGTCGCCGACCGTGAAGGTCGACTCCCAGGTATAAGCCCGTCCAGCGTCGACGACGAGAAGATCGTTCCGGTGGAAGGTCACGGCGAAGATCCCGTCGGAGCCATCGGTGAAGAGAGAGAGGCCCGAGCCGAGGCCCAGGTCGAGGAGAGCCCTTCGAACGCCGGAGCCCAGAGGCTCGCGGATTGCAACGCGGAGAGTCCCGGTCGTCAGGTCGACCGCCGTCGCGCCTTCAGCGGCGGGAGGCGGAGCCTTGATCGCCCAGCGGGTCCGGTATTCTCCGAGGGAGTCGAGGAAGAGCCGCCCGAAGATCATCGAGTCCTCGGAGACGCCGAGCTTGAGCGCAAACGTCTGCGCGTCGAACTCCAGGCGACCGAGGCGCTCCAGGACGAGCGGCTCGACGTCAAGCTCGACGCCCAGCCCGATCTCAAGCTCTGCGTTCTTCGTCGTCATCCGACGGTCTCCGAGAGCGTTTGATACTCCAGACCGGGGAGCAAGTTGTCGACTTCGTCGAGAACTCGGTCGAGCGTCTTCGGCGTGAGCGGGGCGTATTCGTAGCCCGGAGGCGGAGCCTCGTCGTCGACTGGAACGAGAACGCCTCGACGTCCGATCCGATGAATGAGCCGAGAGAGACGCTCGGGGGCCGCGTCTTCAACCGTCACGGTGATCACGTCATCCGCGTCAACCTGGACGGAGCCCAGTTCCGCCCCGCCGGTCGAGAGGATCTTGATCCGGCGACCCGGCATCTCAGAAGCTCCCGAGCGAGACGAGGTCGGTATTCTGCGCCCGCAGGGAGAGCGCGTCGACGTGAAGATTGTTCGGGTCGGCCGAGCCGCCCCACTTCGCGACGATCCCCTGGAGGACGACCGAAGAGGGAAGGTTCGCCGGAGTGTCGAAGGTCGCGACCTCGACATAGTTCAACGGCTCGCCGCCGTCCTCGTCGATAGAGAAGATCACGCGATCCGCGTTCGCGTCGATCTTGAGCCAATCCCAGCCGCCGGTATAGTTCCCCTTCGAGAGGGCGGGCTCGTCCTCGGTGATCGAGGTCGACTTCGCAACCCGCGCCCTCCAGGTATCCGCCGACGATCCCCGGGTGAAATAGATGTAGTCATCCCAGCCGAGCGCCCGGCTGCGAAGCCCGACATAGGGCTCCTGACCGGCAGCGTCCGGCTTGATCCAGACCCGCGCCTCGAAAATGACGCCCCCCTGATCAAGCTGGCAAACGCGATGCGTGAGGACGCCGTTATTCTCGCGGCATTTCAAATAATGCTCGCTCCTCACGACCGCGATGTCTGCGGCCGAGACGTCGCCCGCGTTGTCGCCTTCAAGGGTCGTTATCCCCGAGAGCCGGTCCAGGCCTCCCGGCCAGCGGTCGAAGTGGGAGAAGAAGTCGGAGCCGAACCTCCAAGGCGAGGACTGGACCTGAGATTGATCGCGAAGCCAGCGGAGATCCGTCGCGACTTGCTCGAAGAGCGCCTTCGACGTCAGATCGCCGACGGCGAAGTCGTCGTCGTCGAAGTCGACGAAGTCCGCCGGAGTTGTCGGGATGCTCATTCAGACCCCCATATCATAGGCTGCGCCGCCGTCTGCGAAGACGCCAGCGTCGGGGCTAATGTGCCCATACTGCCGCCGCGCTTCGTCGGCGAGGTTATAGTCGCGTTGCTCGATCACGATCCAGCCGAGCCGCGAGCTTCCGGCATCCGTCGACCCGTCGCCGAGTTGAAAGCGGAGGTAGCCCTGAGTCACCTTCACGCCGACCTCGGCGCGAACGAACGGCGAGACCGTCGGCGTATGGAGCGACGCCGGGACGTCCTCGATCACCGTCGGATCGGAATAGCCGGAGTGACCCGCCGCTTGATAGTTCTGGAGCTTCCACATCGGGATCAGGCCTTCGCCTCCGTCGACGAAGAGCGCGTTCCACTCGATAAAGTAGATATCCGCCATCCCGCAGACGACGCGATAGGTCCCGTTCGGGACGTCAACGCGAAGGTCGAGCGTCTCGGTCGGGACGCCTCCGGCCCCTGAGTCGTGAACGAGCCCGATAAACGAATCCCAGCGATAGCCCATCGTCCGCAGGCGGTCGTCCTTCCGGCAGCGCGAGGCGTTCGTCGAGGGGAAGGTCAACGCCCCGAAGCCGCGCCCCGCGTCGTAAGCGTAGTAATGCAACCATCGCCCATATCCCGGGTGAACGGGGTCGGTCTCGTCATGCTTCGTAGCGTCATGCTGCCGCAGGTTGAGCGCCCAGACTTGCTTCGGAGTATGTCCCCAGACCCGGACCCAGGCGACCGGCGTATAGCCGTCATTCGAGAAGGGGACGGTCTGCGCGTTCCGGCCTCCGACCATGAGATCGATGAAGCCGTTCTCGGCGAAGTAAGGAACGGCTCGCGTCGTCCACGCTCCCCCCTCCGTCCGGTTGTCGATGAAGATCCGCGTATCGTAGGCGGAGCCCCGACGCGCCGGATCCTTGATCGAGACCGAGGCGATCTTCGCCGCCGTTGCGTCGCCGACGCAGACCTCGACGAGATACCAATCGCGCCGCCCAGTCGTCAGCCGGAAGATCGGCCCGTCTTTATTCACTCCGCCGGAGCGGTTCGGGGCGTAGACGAAGGAGTCGAAGCGCTCCGAAGGAGACGAGCCCGAGTCCCGGTTGATATAGAGGACGGGCTGCGGGAGCGAGAGCCATCCGGCCTTATGAGTGTCTCGCAGAGAAAGCCGGGGGAGCGGATATTCCCCCAGGTGATCGACGTTCTTCCAGTCGTCCTCCTTCTCCGCGACGGCGTTCCAGCCGTAAGGGTCGACCGTCGGCCCGAGGTTGAGCCGGTAGAGAGGCTCGAAGCCTGCGTCGGGGACGACCTCGTCGACCTGGATATAGTTCACGCAGGTAAAGATGCCCCCATACGAGACGCCGACGTTATAGTCTCCGCCGCCAATCTCGAAGTCGAGGACCCAGTCGGAGCCGACCTTCTTCGGCCCGACGAGCGCTCGCTCCGTCCGGAAGGAGAGCGCCGTCGTCTCTTCGTCCAGAAGGAGATCGAAGCCGTTGACCCGAATCGTATTGAGTTGCGGATTCCAGGGATCGCCGACGCCGACCTCGACCCAGTAGAGCTTCTCCTCTTCGACCTTGACCCGGAAGGTCTGCGCCGCGCCGTCGTTATCGTAGAAGATGAAGGAGTCGTAGCGTTCGTCCGGGCTGAGCGGCTCGTTCCGGTTGCGGGAGTCCAGGCCTGACGGCGAGACCCATCCGTAGACGGTCCCCTGCGAGTTCGTCGCCCCGTAGAGAGTATTCTTGAGGACCGTCTCCCAGGTCTCGCCCTCTGCGTCTTCGTACTCCTCGCCCCCGAGGAGAGTAAAGTTCGCCTTGAGGAGCGGGGTCTGCGTATAGTACGGGTCCCGCCCGACGTGGACGGGACGCCCGACGCGCAGACGTTCACGCATCCGGAGCCCGACCTGCCCCTTGCTCGGCCGGTGATCGACGGCCTCGACGAGATGAACGCGCTCCGAGAGCCCGATCAAGCCCGAGGTCAGATCGAAGCGAGCCGGATGCTCGAACGTCAGGAGGTCGCCGGGCTCCTTATCCTGGAGCGCGACGAAGCCCGGCATATTGAAAGCCTGCGAGGGGTTTCCGAGTTCGATCACGTACTCGGGGCCGCGTCGCGTCAGGTAGCGATCCCAGCCGAGATCGGGAAGCTGGAAGGGGCGTCCCCCCCGACCGCGCAGTCCTCGGGACGTGATCGACCGGAGCTTCGCCTTCCCGTAGCGCTCCTCCGAGCGCGGGTCGGAGTAATTGACCGCCGAGAGGTATTCGCCCGTCGCGGGATGGTAGTCGTACTCCCAGCGGGCGTTATTCTCGGCGTCCGGATAGCGCCGCTTGAACGGGACGATCTTCTTATCGTCGAGTGCGAACTTGTTCGAGACGTCTTCGGAGGCCTGCGGCGTCTCCGTCAGTCGGGCGAGATTCTGCCGCGAGGCCGTCGAGTCATCGGGTTGCTTCCCGAGACCTCCGAAGCGCCGAAGGGTGAGCTTCCCCTCGGCCGTCGAGGAGAGTCGGAAGCCGAGGCAGAGGAACTCCTCTTCGAAGTATCCCAGGAGAGACTCGATCTCCCCCGTCTCGATATAGAGGGCGTCCCGGGGTTGACCCGTCTCGTCCAGAAGCCGAGAGTCTCGGATGTCGACGAGCGCGTCGCGGTCGATTGAAGACGCGGGGACCTTATCCCCGAGGCCGTCGCCGTCTCCGGCGTCGTCGACTCCGTTCGAGCCGTCGTCCGTCGTCGTCGCGAGTCTGAGGAAGACTGAGATCGGATCATCCCGGAACGCCCAGGCCTGGGAGACCTGCGTCGTATTCACGACGAACGTCTTCGTCGTCGCGCCCGTTCCGAAGAGTCGCCTTCCCGAGAGCGTGACTCTCGTCTCCTCGGTCCCGTAAGGTGCGAGCGCGGTATATGACGCAAGCTCGATCTCGTGCGTCTCCGAGTCCTGAAGGAGGAGGTAGCCGGTATCCCTCCAGAGTTGCGGCTCCTCGTCGACCTTGCCCTTCAGCCGGATCTCCATCCCCTCCGGGGCGAGGTTCGCGACGAGCCCGTATTCGTTCCCCGTTCCGAAGTCTTCGAAGAGCGGCCGGTCCAGGAAGGAGAGCGCCGTCCTCAGTAGGATCGAGAATGCTCCCTTCGCGCCCTGCCCCCAGTCCTCGACGTAGAGCGTCAGACTCCGGAACTGCGTCTCAGGAACGCCGACGAAGCCGTAACGGAGGGTCGCCGCTGCGCCCCGGAGCGTCGCATCGTTCTCGGCGAGCCAGGAGCCGACCGACCCGTCACGGTCGAGAAGCTCCGCCTCGATCTCGTCGAGGTCGAGCTTCCCGCTCGCGAGATCGATCTCTGCCTGGAGCGTATTCCGGATCCGCAGGCCTGGAGTCGAGGTCGAGTCGTAGCCTCCCCGCGAGACGAAGGTCTCCCCGAGGAGGTCCAGGAGCCAGACCGTCCGCTTCGAGCGGGCATCCCGCTTCTCTTCGTAGAGACTCACGCCCGGAACTCCAGCGGGGCGTCGAAGTCGATCTCGTAGACGTAGGCGGGATATCCCGGTTGATATTGATACCGGACCCGTCCGCGCAGAACGCAATCCCGATAGTGATGCTCGGCGTTCGAAGAAGCGGAGCGGTCCGCCCAGAAGGAGAACGGCTCGCCGGTCAAGGCGTATTTGTGGAAGTCGCGGATCTCCGCGTCGAGGTCGACGGCCTCGCCGATGCGCCCGAAGCGAGCCTGGACTCGCGAGTAAGGCTTCGCGATCTCGACGCTCTGAAAAGACCCGTAGCCGTGATCGCTCGCGAAGCGCCCGATGTCTTCCGGCCGGTAGCGCTGGATCCCTCGGTTGTCGAAGTCGAGGACGCGCCCGATCTGGATCTGATCGATCCAGTATTCAACGCCTCCGCCGGTATAGGGGACCATGACCGCCTCGATCTGATACGAGTCGGCGTTGTCCGTCCGGTCGAAGACGTTCGTCATGACCTCCCAGGTATTCGCCTGCGCGAAGGTATGCCATCCCGGTTGAAGTGAGAGCGTCCCCCAGGCAGAGTTCCGAACGACGAGCCGGAGCCCGAACATCGCGCCAGCCTGCGACGCCCGGCCGACGGCGAGGAAGCCGATCTTCTGATCCGCAGGAGGAAGCCAGATCTTCCCGTCCTTCTCCAGGTGATGATTTCCGAGCCCGACGCCCGAGGCTCCCGAGGCCGTGACCTTCTTAAAATACGCCGACTGGCCCCCCGCGTCGTTCGCGCCCCGCTGGAAGAATTGAGCGTCGTCATACTCGATCAAGTCGCTCCCTCCGAGGAAGCGGTTCGGGAAGTCGGGGAAGATGATCGAGCCGTCGGCGTTCGCCTCGAAGGAGGGATCCGTCAGGTCGGGCGAGTCGTAGACGATCCGGGGGTCGGCGTCGAAGGCCATCTCAGTTGCTCGTCTCCAGGCATTCGAACTCAAGATCGAGCTTATAGGCCTCGCCGCCCTGCGGGATCTGCCTGGAGTCCTTCCCGACGCAGGTTGCGAAGTGGAAGCCCTGATTCGTCCAGTCGTCCGCGTCCCGCCAGAAGGCGAAGCGCTCGCCGGAGTGGAACGCCTCGGAGAACTGCCGCCAGGAGTGATCGAAGCTCCGCGTCCCGATATACCAGGGCTGACTCCCGAGCCCCTCGTAGACGTACTCCTCGACGTGATCGCCCGCGTGGACGACGCCCGTCCGGAGGTTGACCCGTGAGCCCAGGTCTCCGCCATCGACCGACTCGAACGACTGGGCCGCCTTCGAGAAGGCCGCCTGCGGACTGATCGGTTCGACCTTGAACTTCGAGAGGCCGATGTCCGTTCCGATCCGGTTGATCTCGGTCGGGGTCGAGAGCATATAGGAGTTACGAAGGAACTGGATCGCCTCGAACTCGACGAGTTCGCCGAGGAAGAGATGGTCGAAATAGAGAGGCGCTCCGTTCCCGGAGATCGCAGCAAGCTCGACGTAGATCTCCTCGGTCGTCATGAGGACCTCGGCGTCGGGATCCGCCGCCTTCTCATAGCTTCCGAGGTAGACGGGGATGAAGAACGGCTGCCAGACGTCCGTTTCCGCAATCGTGATCGTTGCATAGTGCGAATGGATATAGAGCGGAGCCGCACCGTAAGGCCCGTCGACGTTATAGTCGACCATCGTCGCTACGAAGTGAGCCCCGGCATTCCCTCGCACCATGCCCGCGAAAGCGATCCAGGAGTAGAGCTTCCCCTGAAACGGACTGCGATGAACGATCCCGTCGGAATACTGCCCGACCTTGAGGGACTGCCCCGTCGGTTCGTTTCCTGGGTCATAATGGACCGAGTCGACGACCTCGGCCGCTGCGCCCCCGGGAGTCCGCGAGACCCAGTCCTGCGGGAAAGATCCCGGAGCGTCGGCCTCGAAGCTCGGGTCCGCCAGAAGTGCGAGATTGAAGAGTATCCGCGCCATGAGCATATTAGCCCCTTCCCTTCTTACGACTGCGAAGGAGACCGTCCTCCGCGAGAGTCTCCATCGCCTGCCCCAAGCTCCGAAGGAACGGAGTCGGGACCTCGTTAGCGTTTGCGTCCAGGACGACCGGAGCGGAGAGAGTTAGGCCGCCCAGGTTGATGGTAACAGAGTCGCCCCTCTCGCTCCCGAGCGCCTCCGCGAGGCCGGAGTCCTTCACGGCCCGCCGCGCCCGGGAGGACGCGAGCGGGAGGATAAGCTCGGGCTGATTCCCCTCGCCGACGTTGACCGTCGTCGCCCCCGAGATGAAGGCTCCCTCGGCCGCGCCGCCTGCGGCTGCGCCCAGCCCTGCGCCCGTCGCCGCTGCCGCCGTCGCGCCAGCCGTTGCCGCTGCGAGGTTCGCCGCCGCGACTGCCGGAGCCATCGCCCAGCCGACGATAGGGATCGCCGCCGCGCTCGCGAACGAGTTGACGAAGACCTGGGAGAGGCCCGCCGCCATCTGCGAACTTGCCTCGGTCACGGTCGCCGCCTTGTTCTTTATCATGAGGATCAAGCGCTGGACCCCCATCTGAATCAGCATTTGGATCGCGGCCCGCGCCGTCGACTTGAGGAGATTCTTCACGCCCTCGGAGAGGGTCTGCGCCCCGACGATCACGTCTGCGGCCATAGCTGAGAAGCCGACGACGACCCCCGCGAAGAGATCGGCGAAGCCGCCCTTCAGGTCTTGCCGGAGGTTCCCGAGTTCGTCCCGGAAGAGCCCGAGCCGCTCCCCCATGACTTCGAGGAAGCTCGTCTCGCTCGCCTCTTCGAGTGCGCCCTGCGTCCGCTCCAGAACTTCGAGGAGGCTCTGATACTCCGCCGAGGTCTCGCCGAGGATGAGCTTCAGCCGGTCCAGGTTCCCGACGACGGCGTCGTAAAGATCCGATTGCTCGGCGAGGGAGAGGTTCCCATACTGAAGCTGAGCCGCGAACTCGCGAGCCTCGGAGACGAGGAGCTTATTCTCCGCCCGGATAGCTCGCAGGGTCTCGACCGCCGCGTCCGGCCGGAGCCGGTCGATGGCATACTGAAGCGCCTCGACTTGCGCGACTGGGAGGTCGTTTCCATATTGCTCCATGAGCGTTGACGCGATCTCGAAGAGCTTGTTCCGCTCGGCGACGGAGAGGTTCCCCGCGTTGAGCCGGTCCGTCAGCGACGAGACCGTCTTCCCGACGGCTTCCATCTCCGTCTCCAGGACGGAGAAGGCCGCCGTTATCGGGTCCGCTTCGAGCGCCTCCATCGCCGCCTTCAGTCGCTCCAGGAGTTCGGGCTTCTCGCGAAGTTCCTCCCCGTACTCCGAGAGGACCGCTTCCGCCTGCCCGTAGAGAGCGATCTGCGCCGGGAGCGAGAGATTCCCCTTCTCGACGGCCGCCGTCAGGTCCTCGACGAAGAACGCCGTCTTCTGCGACTCGTAGCCGACCGCCCGGACCGTATCCTCGACCTCGTTCAAGCCGCCGCCCTGACGAGCGACGTTGACGAGGTTCTGGAACTCGTCAGCCGGGAGCTTCTTCGCGAGCCCCTCCATAGCGCCCCCGACCGTCCGGGCGAAGAGCGCCATCTTCTCCTCGGCGACGTCGAGGTCCTTCGTCAGCGCTGCGATAGCCGGGGCGTCCATCGCCGTCCCGAGTTCGCCGCGCAGGTTGTCGATCTCCTCCTGGAACTCTGCGAAGAGGAAGACGATCTGCTTCGTTTGCTCCCGAGCGACGGCGAGCCCGGAGAGGAAGTCGCGACGGATGCTCACCTTCTGGGCCGCCGCGTTGATCTCCTGGACCTCGTTCGAGAGGTCGTTCGCTGCGCCGCTCCCCTTCAGGATCTCCTCGCGGAAGCGCTCCAGGTCTCGGATCCATTCCGCGATCATCGGGTCGACGCCCGCCAGTTCGTCGTAAGCCTCGGCGAGGTTCGCGATAGCCTGGGCCGCCTTCTCTGCGTTATCCGTCGCCGAGTTCGTGAAGATGATCCCCCACTCGACGCCGAACTTCCGGAGGTTCCCGGTCATCTCGTAGATCCGATCCGCGATCCCGCCCATGCCGGGGATCAGGTCGTAGATCTGCGCGATATAGTCGAACAACTGAGCGAAGGACTGAGTCACCTTCTCAATCGCGAAGCCGAGGACCGTGTTAAGCCCGCTCCCGAGCGTATAGATCACCGCGACGACGGCCTCCCAGGAGATCTTGAGCCAGAGAACGAGCTTGATGAACTTGCCGACGGCGGGGAGCGAGGCGAGAATGAAGCGGTTCGTCGCGAGCGCCGCCTCGTCGACGGAGACTTCATATTCATCCATCCGCCCGGTCAGGAGTTCCAGGACGCGCCCGAAGACGCCCGAGGCGACAACGCCGTGGCTCCAGGTATCCGCCAGCGTGGAGAGCTTCCCCTTGAGCCGGGTCGCGTGATCTGCGACGTCCTCCTGGATCGGGCCGAGTTGCGCCGCCTTCTCCGTCGCCTTCGCTATCGTCTCGGTCGTGAAGGCGAGCTTTTGCTCCATCGCCGTCAGGTCTTCGGTTGTCTTCCCGACGGAGCGAGCATATTTCTCGTTCGCCTCTTCGAGCGAGACGATCAGGCCGAGGTTATCGAGGATCATTCGAGACTGACGCCCGATTCCGATGGTGAGGTCGTTCAAGGCCTCGACCGGCCCGCGCCCGATAGCACGCCCGAGGATCACGGCCGCCTCGGAAAGCTCGGCGAACTTCTCCGCCGTGACCGGGATCCCCAGGAGGACGGCGCGGTTCGCGGACCTCATGATATCCAGGTCGCCGATCAGCCCCCGGACCGCCTTCCCCGTCCGCGTGACGAGTTCCTTCCCGAAGCCCGCGACGCCTCCCGTCAGGGAGACGAAGGCCTCGGTCGTCCTCTTCACTTCGGAGCCGCGCTGGATCAGGAGGTCGAGCGCCTTGATAGCTCCGAGGATCGCAGCCGCCGCTCCCAGAAGGAGGAAGGCGTTCCGCAGGTTGATGACCGACTTCACGGCCCCGCCGATCCCCTGCGTCATCCGAGTCGTGAAGCGGACGAAGCGCTTCGCCCCGGACTCGAAGCGGTTCCAGCCTCGGTTCGCGGCATCCCACATTCTGACGGAGCGCCGCTGGAGGGAGGAGAAGGCCCGATGCGCGTTACGAGCGAAGGCCTGGATCTTCGAGGTCGCCTGATCTTTGACCGTCAGGACGATCCCGACTTGCTCTTCCGCCATCTATTCCTCCTTCCCCGTCGGCCGGTCTCGCTCTTCCTCCCAGGACTGGATCACGCGCTCGAAGACCTCCGCGAGCGATAGAAAGCTCGCCGCATCCGCCGACCCCGGCTCGACCCCTTCATCCGAAAAGACGAGATCCTGAAGCCTCGGGACGGACTGGACGAGCGGAGCGCGAAGGCGGCAGAAGAGCCTCCAGGCCCGGAGGACTTCCACCGGGGGAGGCTCGAAGACCTCCGGCGCGAAAAAGCGCTTCCAGAGGTTGCAACCTCCGCAGTCAAGATCAAACTCTTCGCGCTCTTGCTCGTCGATGCATTCATCGCATTTCCGCGACTTATCCTCTCGGAGTTCTAGCTCTCGCTCGACCCAGCGGCGGGCTTCTCGTCGAAAAAATCCGACTTCTCCGCCGCCTCCTGCCCCGCTTCCCCGCTGCGTTCGAGAAGCTCCAGAAGGATGTCGCCCGGGAGCGCGATCTTCGTCCCGTGAGGGAACTCGACCCCGCCGACCGTGATCGGCTCATCGGTGCAGGGAGCCGCCTCGCCTGCGAGCCGCACGTTCTCCCAGTCGAGGACGATATGATTCACCGTCGCCCGCTGGAGCCCTAGCTCGTCGACCTTCTCCTGCGGCTGCCGCTTGACGTACTTCGTCGTCGTGAAGCGCTTCCGAATCGAGTTCGACGTCTTCGCGTCGAGCCGCCGGTAGAAGATCACCGTATCCGTTCCTTCGACCTCGAACCTCAGACGCTCGTCGGGACTGACGAGCGAGATTGACCGCTTCTCCATGCTCTGCCCCTTTCTCTAGGTAGGCTCTCCGCGTTACTGCGAGTCCTGCGCCGTTGCGTTCTCGTTCTGGACGACCGACTGCCAGAGTTGCCCGTCCGTGACCCACGACATCCCGGTCGGGGCCGACTCCGGCTTCGTCATCCCGAGTTCCACCGTGACCGGCGTCTTCGCCAGAGGCCCGGAGCCCGGCCGCTCATAGTTCCGGACGACGAGGCTCGGAAGGTCGAACTCGATCTGGTAGTAGGTCGGCGTCGTCGTCCCCGCGATCTCGATCCCGAGGAGCGTCAACCGCGCCTTGTAGACGTGCTTCTCGGTCGGGCCGACGACGATGTTGTCGGTATGGAAGACGTCGTTCACGGCCGCCTCGTTCGGGAAGACGAGCCGCAGGGTCCCCTCCGCCGCCGAGCCGCTCGACTCGGGCTCGTCGCGGATCCCGCTCAGCCGGTTGACCGCATCGGCGACCTGCCGCCGGTCATAGCTCAGAGTGAAGTCGGAGACGTAGACCTCATCACTCCCGGCGAAGTCCGCGTCGGCGAAGTCATTGATCGCGATGGTCAGCGAGTTGAAGAGCGCCGCGAGCTTCGTCTGCGGGGTCGTGACGGAGTCGAGCGTCGTCGCCGAGGCCCGAGTGATCGAGTTCGCGATGATGTTCGGGGTCACGACGATCAGCCCGTTGACGGTCTTCAACTCGAAGCCCGTCACGCGCACGCCCGGGAAGAGGTAGTCGTTCCCGACGCCCTTCCGGATCCCGAGGGTCCCGCCGTGATCGACGTTCGTATCCTGGCAGACCGACGTATGGGAATACGCCGTGTCCTCGATCAGGGCTGCGGTATCGTCCCCGGCGACCTGCGCGAGCCACTTCTCGATCCCCTCATAGCGGCAGGCCAGCTCCCCGATCTGCCCCTCGATGTTGAAGTTGTTCCAGTATTCCGCGCCCGGCGCGATCTGCCCGATGTTGAAGTCCTCGATCCCCTCGGGGAGACCTTCCGGCATCGTCAGCGTCCGGGCGAGGAAGCCGTCGCCGACGCCGAGCGCGACGGCCGCGTCGACCCAAGGATCGGCCGCTCCGGTGCCGTCCTTCAGCTTCCAGGCGACGACCCATTCCGAGGTATTCGGCATCTAACTCTCCTCCGCCCCTGAGTTCCTTTCTCCGCGTCTACTCGAAATCAATCTCTTCGCTGACCTGGAAGGCGATCTCTGCCCGGCTCCAGGAGTCGCCGCCGAACTTCACGACGCCGAAGTTCTCGAACCGGATCGGCGTCGCATCCGTCAGCCCAAGCCAGCCCGCCCCGACCGCCGTTCCGAGGGGTCCGTTCGCCCTCATATCCTGGAGCTTGACGACCGCCGCGTCCGCGAGGACGCGCATCTCGCGCTCCGAGGAGGGGTCGCCCGCGTTGACCTCGGTCGAGAGCGCTTGATGCACTCCGATCCGGATCGCGTGGACGACCTCATAGGTCGCATTCGTCAGGCCGCGCCGCTCCAGCGTATGCTCGATCCAGACAACGCGAAGGCGCTCCGTCCCGTCGGCGAGCGTGATCTTCCCCGCGCCCCGGATGGCTCCCTGATCCGAGAAGCCCTTCACCGAGGTATAGACCGGCCCGATGTAGGGAACCTCTTCGAGTTGATCCTGGATCGCCTCGACGAGCGCCTCGGTCGAGGCCTGGAGTGGGTCGCGAACCTCCATAAAGGCGAGGAACGAGTTCGACCCCACATATTGCCCGCCGCCGATCTCGACGGTGAGATAGCCGTTCGACGTGACTTCCCAGTCCGTCCAGGCGTCGCAGAACTGATTGATTCCCTTGACGACGTTGTCGAAGACGACGAGCGAGCCGGTCGCGCTGCCGATCTTCGCCTTGTTCACGCTGGAGGCGGTCGGGTCTCCCATGACGAGGCGGGCCTGATAGCGTTGCTCGGCGAGCCCTGAGATCGTGAAGCGGGCCGCCGTCGAGCCGACGCCGTTGTCATGCTCGGCGTTCGAGTCGTAGCGTTCGTCCTCCGAGTTGACCGAGTCCCGGTCGTGACCGTCGTCAGGCGGGAAGACCCAGCGGGCGAGGAGGTCCTCCAGGACGCCGACCGGCTGATTCGTCGTATGCCCGGGATGGATCTTATCGTAGCCCGAGTATTCCTCGCCGCCCACGGTCGAGAAGTTGATCCTCGCAACGGTGCGCGGCATCTCAGCCCTTCCTCGGGATCGGCTTCCAGGGCTCCGGCAGGCTCAGCCGTCCCTCGCCGTCCCTCTTCAGCGCTCCAGCCTGGACGAGCGTCTCCGTCGCCGCCTTCGTATCTCCGCCGCAGCGCTCCGCTCGGTTTATCACGAGCGCCCGGATCGCCTCGGCCTCCGCCTTCTTCGCTTCGTCGCTCATTTCTTCCGCCCCTCCTTCATCGCCTCTGCGACGATCTCCGCGACCGCCTTCGTCATGAGCGCCGCCTTCTTCGAGACCTCTTGCTTCGCGGCCCGGGCTCCCTTGAAGAACATCCGATATGGCTCCCGCCGCCCCCGGCCGGAGCCCGTCGGCCATCCATGCTTCGTGATCTTCTGGGCGATCCGGAAGGCGATATCCTCCATGATCTCCCGCTCGCTCTTCCGGAAGCGGATCCTCTCCCGAGCCTGCCGCCCCCGGACCTTCCGCGCTCCCGCCTTGACCTTCGGCGTCCGCACTCCCGAGATAGACATCTTCCCGTGGCGGACCTGCCGGAGGACCCATTCGTAAATCTGCCTCCGCCCCTCCTGGGAGATCGGCTGCCCTGGACGTCGGCCGCGCTCCAGGACTGCCGCCTGCGGCTCCTGGGAGACGACCTTCCCCGTCCACTTGACCGGCCCCTTCCCCTCGAAGCTCGGGATGAAGGGCGTCCGCTTGATCGAGTTGTGGGTCTTCCCCGAGGAGATCGGCGTGAATTGCTGGACCCGGACGTTGATCTCCTGGAGCGCACTATCCCCGAAGCGCCGGACGCGGGCGTTGATCTTGTCGTAGGTATGCCGGGAGGCAGCCTGCGACATTTGCCCGAGCGCTTGACCCAGGTCGATCTCAATCGCAACGGTCAACGTGGACGCTCCGGGATCCTGAAGCCGAGATGGGTCGAGTAACGAGCGCGGTCCTCCGGCGTCGGCTCCAGGCGGACGGCGGTCGCCGCGATAATGTTCCGGTCCTCCCCCAGGACGACGGCCTTATATGCCCCCTCCCATTCGTCGGCCCGAGCGTTGAACTTCTCCGAGAGGGCTCCATAGTCAACGGCGTCAGCGCTGATCGCCGTGTCCCTCTGATCGCTCGCCCGCTGCGCGATCCAGCGAGAGGCGATGGACGAGGCAAGGTTGACGAGCGCGAGCCGGTGCGACTCCTGGATCGTCGTCGAGGCGTTATCGAGAACGTGAAGGGTCGAATAATGGATCGAGATCCGCGTGACCGTATCCGGAGCCCAGGCGAGGAGAAGGATGTCCTTCGTCGTTCCCGAGACGTCTTCCCGGTAGGTCGCGAACTCCTCCGGCCGGAGATGCCGTCCCTTGACGTCGGTCTCCGTCTCGTGATGAACGCGAATGTCCTCGATAGACGAGAAGCCCTCGCTCCAGTCTGAGATCTCCGTAGGGAGGACCCAGCGCTGCGTCGAGGCGTCGCCCGTGATCGGATGGACCTTCCTCTGCGGCTCGTCGGCGGAGTAACGCTGGACGGCGTCCTCGACGATCTCGTCGATAAGGCCGTCGGCGAGCGTGAGCTTATCCGGCAGCCCCGAGATGTTGAGCGCCGTCTTCACGCGCTCGCGAACTTCCGCGTCGGTTCCTGGAAGCGCCATCGCCCTTACCTATAGACGACGGTAGCGTTCGGGCTCGTCCCCGTCAGGGTGATATAAGCGGCCGTGACCGCCATCCCCTGCGGGAATGGAAACGGGATCGAGTCGTTCGCCGTCGCGACGCGCCCCTCCCAGATAACCGTCCCGCCCGAGCCGCCCTCCTTCACCGTGACCGTCGCCGCGTCGCTTCCCGCGCAGAGCGTGATCGAGTCGATGGCGACCCGTCGCGTTTGCGAAAGCGCTCCGTTCGCCGTGAAGCGTTCGGGCTTTCCTGGACTGCCCATCTCGACCTCCTGAAAAAAGAGGCGGAGGCCGGTCGGCCCGGTCTCCGCCTCGGTTGAGTTCTTCCCCCTTCTCAGCCGATCAGGTGAGGACCTGATAAGCCCGGTAGTCGAGGACGTCCACGTCGAAGAGATGCCGGATCTTCATGGTGATGATGTCGTCGGTAAAGAAGCTCCCGACGTTCGGGAGATCCTGGACCCACAACTCCGGCTCGCGGTGCCCGCGCAGGTAGATGATCTCCTGCGGCTGGCAGTCGGCGGGGTCGCAGACGAGGCAGGCGTGATCGTCGTTCGTCCCGTCGCCCCAGTAGGGAACCTCGATGGGGACAATGCTCCGCCGCTGGATCGGGTTGACCTCGGTCGGCCCGACGCCCGGGACGTTCTGCGAAGTCGAGGACGCCTGCGAGCCCGTCCCGTCGAAGCCCGTCGCGGGCTGATAGGGTCCGGGGCGCGTCGCCGACATCGTCAGGATCTCGGCGAGTTCCGTCAGGGCGGGGCCGTGGTAGAGGTAGCGCGGCCGGAGGCTGATCGGATGGACATCGTCGATATCCGTCATGACCGCCATTCCCTGCCGCGCCGCCCAGAACTCGGCCTCGGAGAGCGTGGACTGGAGGTTGCCCTGCCCAGCGGTCCCGAGAAGGCCGGTAGTGTAGATGTTCGTCCCGTTGAGCATATACAACATCCCGGCCTTGTATTCCGTCCTTCGCGCCGCCCGGCCGATCCGCGCCGGGCTCCCCCGCAGGGCTCCAAGGTTGTCGTTGACCGTCGCCTCCCAGGTCAGCGTCTCCAGGTCGCCGAACTTGCGAAGCTGGAACGTGACCTCCTCGTCGGACGGCGAGGCGGTGAAGGCCGCGTAGGTCTGCGCCTCCGTGCCTCCGGCCGAGCCCAACTCGGAGAGGTCGGCGTATTCGCCGTAACGCGCCCGGCGGTGGATCTGGAAGTCCGGGACCTCGGTTTGCTTCGAGATCAGGAGATGCTGAGTCAGGTCGGAATGACGGTACTCCCTGACCATCTCCTGATGAAGAACGTCCGCCATGAGGACCGAGAAGCCCGCCCAAGTGACGGCCTCCATGATCCCCGGCTTCTTCGCGAGATACTTCTGCATCTCGGGGACGTCGTCCCAGTTGACGCTCTCCAGGACGCCGCCCCGAGCGCGACCCGCGACGACGTCGGCGATGTGGTGCCGACCTCGGAGCATGGAGTCGCCCGTCGCCATGACGTAGATCTCGCGGATCCCCGGAGCGTTCGGCGCGTCGTTCAGCGCATCCGCCATCGCCTGCCGGAGCTTCTCCCCGGCCGCGCCTTCCTCGACGCCCTCCAGGTAGACGGGCGTCGGGGCAGCCTGCGCCCGCGTGAGCTTCGCGAGCCGCGACTTCGTCCCGGAGATCGCCTTCCCGAGCGCCTCGCGGTCGAGCGTCTCGCAGTCGGCGAAGCGCTCGCGGATGTCGACCTGGAAGTCCTCGGGCAGGCCCGACTCCTTCAGCGCCGATTCGAGGAACTGGGTGTCGAGCGCCTTCAGCGCGGCCCGGACCTGATCGCCCAGACCATCGTCGAGGACGCCCTCCTGGATCCCCTTCTTCTTCCCGGCCTCCTTCTTCTTCTTCGGTCCCCCGCAGCCTTCCAGGGTCCCGCCGCCTTCCGTCCCCGCGCCTTCACCGGCCCCGGCGGTTCCGTCTCCCTCGCCGTCTCCCTGCCCTTCACCTTCGGCGACCGGATCCTGGACGGCTTCGAGGAACTCCTCCAGGATCTCCGGCGCTTCCGATTCGAGCAAGCCGAGAGTCAGGCCTTCCGCCTTGCCCTCGGGGAGCAACTTGTCGAGTTGCTCCTTCCGACTCGGGAGGATCTTGATCAGTCGCTCGTAGAGCTTCATCCGATCCTCCATGCCCCTATAAAAAGACGTCCAGGACTCCAGGACTCCGGCGAACCCTCCCCCAGCGGAAGGGAACGAGACGACGTCGATGGCGTTGACTTGCTCGACGTCGGGGACTTCGGTTGATTCGTCCCCGTCAGCGTCGACCGAGACGCCGAAGGGGACCTTCCCGACCCGGAGGCCGGTCGCGACAAGATCATGGAACCATCGCGCCGCCTCGGTGAGAACGACGGTCCCGACGACCGCCTTCTCCTCCGGGTCATACTCGGCCGCTTCGACGTAGCCGAGGATGTTCTGCGGGAATGTGTCAGGGATAGACGAGCGGACGGCGTCCGGGAACTTGTTCCACCATGCCCGAACGTGATCGAAGAACGAGCGGACCTTGCCGCCGCCGAACTGGAAGGCTCGCAGAGGAGCGCCGACCGACTTCTCGGCGAGCTTCTCGCACGCCTCGGCCGTCCAGTTCCAGCCGTTCTTCGAACGTCCCTCTTCGAGGATGCGGACGCGGAGCTTTCCCCCGGGCTTCGCCTCCAGGAACGCGATCTTCAGGTTGTGGGCTCCTCTCTACTACGCCCCAGCCTTCGCCTTTGCGAGAACGACGTCGCGCTCCGCGACTTGCTGACGTCGATGACGCATGAGAGCCCGCGTCATGCAATCCGTATGGTAGACCCCATCCTTCCGGTATTCGAGGGGGATATTCGTCGCCTTGCAGAAGAGGCAGACGCCCAGGCTCTCGCCGTCGGGCGTGATCCGGTAGCGTCGACCGTCGCCCATAGTGATCCGGATATGGATCTCCTCGGGCTTGAGCGGCATCCCCGTCCGCTTCGAGAGGCAGTAAGCGAGGCTCGCGATGTCATCCATTCGTGCGGGCCTGAAGACCGAGCGGAACCGGCGAACCGGCCCGCCCTTCCTCTCTTCGTCGACGTAGCGCTCCGTCTCCTGGAACTGGACCTTCCGGGCCTTCAGGAAGAAGCGGACCGCTTGCTCGCAGGTCTTCGCTTCCTCGACCGTCAAGGGAGCCTGGGCGAAGACCCTCCGGCTCAGCCCGTCGGGGAGAATCGCGGTCCTGGAGGTCCACTTCGTCCACGCCGGGAGCCCGAAGGACGTCTCGGGGACCGACGCAGACGTTTGCGCCTCGGCCTCTGCGATGGGCGCGAAAGCCTGCGCCTCGTTCTCGGGAGTCTCGTCCGGTTCCATAGCGCCCCTCCTCTGATCGTCTGCGTTCTCCGGGGCGAGTCTAGGGGGTCGCCCCCGCCCCGTCAACTCCCCTCGTCCGGCTGGAGCCTCAGACCATGCTCCTCGAAGTAGGCCTGGACCCGGATAGCGTTCTTCTCAGTCGCCCAGATCTGGGGGACCCGGGTCTCCCCGAAGCCCTTCTCCGTCTGCGTCTCGTCCCGGGGAGTGAGCGCCCCGTGAAGGATCGCGTCGATCACGGCCGCGACGAGGTCGTCGCCGGTCGCCGCCTGGAGGTCCTCTCGTTCCTTCCCGAGGGTCAGGGTCCCGACCTTCTCCCGTCCCCGGAGGATGTCGTATCTCATAGCATCGCCCTCTGACTCGGCGGAAGCATGAGCCGGGCGATCTCGTCCGCCCTCTTCCAGAGCGGCGTCCCCTCCGCCCAGAGCCCCTTCGCGATCTGATCGTAGAAGGACTCGAACTCGCGTCCGCCGAAGACGTTGACCTTGAGCCACTCGTAGAAGTCAGGGAAGAGCTTCTTCATGCACGGGCCGTCGTTCATATAGTGAGCGAAGCCGTCGGCGAAGAACTCCTTCCGATCCGTCAGCCGATAATGAAAGCTCTCGCTCTTCGCGTAGGTCTTCGCCCGCTCCAGGACCGCCATAGCCCGGTCGCGCTGCGCCCGCGTGATCTCGTTCCGGACGAAGGCTTGCTGCAACTTGCCCATCTCGTCAGTCAGCCGGACGTCGACCATCGCCTGGATCGCCCGAGCGTGCGGGGCGTTGTAGGCGTTATGATGCATATACTTCTTCCCGAGCGGCGCGAGCGTATCCGGCCGGACCCCGAGCTTCCTCGCGAGCCGAGCCCGCCGCCTCCCCCACTTCGCCGCCGCCCGGTCCGCGCCGAACTTGTAGTAACCCTCGACGAGTTCCTTAACGACCTCGTCGTCGACGATCTTCGCGAACTCGTCTCCATACTGGAGTAGCTTCGAGTGCTTCTTCCCGAAGGCGACGCCCTTCTCGACGATCCGCTCCCACTCCTTTTGAAACGCGAACGGGATGCCCCGCGAGGAGTGATAACCGATCTCTCCCTCCAGCGCCGAGTTATGCCAGCCGTGCCCGAGTTCATGCTCGAACGTCCAGCCGCCGGAGTGACGAAGGCCTCGGGTCCGGGGCGTCCCGTGGACGACGATAGTTCCATCGTGTTCGTACCAGCCGCCCGACGAGCCCTTCCGGATATTGAACTTGAACTTCGCCCCCTTGAAGTTCGCCTCCAGAGTGGGGACGCCCTTCTCCGTCATACGGAGCGGCGGCATCTTCAGGCCGCGCCCGACGAGCCGGGCGTCGGGGTTGAGTCGCAGCAACTCGATCCAGAGTTCCCGCGCCGTCTCCAGGTTGAACTCGGCTACCTCCTTCGCGTTCTTCAGGCTCCGAGACCCCCAGGTATGCCGGGGCTTCCCGTCATCGCCGATGACCGTCCGCTTCCCGTAGGCCCGCTTCGGATACCGACCCTTCGGGCTGATCATGAGCCCGGACGCCCGTCCCTGGAAGATCTTCGCGAGGTCCTCGTTCGAGAGAGCGGCGAGCGCCTTCTTCGGGTCGGCGCTCATCTTCCCGTAGCCGAGGCTTCTCGCGTGCGCCTCGTGGAGATCGAGCGTTTGCTCCAGCCGCTTGATAACCTTCTCGGCTGCCCGGACCGACTCTTCGGCCGCTTGCTTCTGAGCCCCGTAGGGAGCGTCTTTCGCCGCCTTCTTCGCGTCGTAGAGCTTATTCCGCGCCCCTTGCATCTCTCGCCGCTTATGAGTGAGCCAATGCTCCCGGCCCGCGCCCTCGATCTCCTTCAGCTTCTTCTCGGCGACCTTCGCGGGCTCGACCTTCTTCTCCTCGACCTTCTTCTCTTCCTCGGGGAGCTTGACCTTCTCGGGCTTCGTCTCCAGCGGTCCCCGCCCCTTCGTCCTATACTCGAACGTCTTCGAGCCTTGCTTCGCTGCGATCCCCTCGGCGACCTCGCGGGAGATCGTATAGGACGAGCATCCGCAATAGACCGAGTTCGCCGCCGTCAGGCGAGGGTCTCGGGGATAGAGCGCTTGCTCGCCCCTCCAGGAGTCGGTCGGGTTCGTCCCGAGCTTGAAGTCGCCCGGGTCGGGGACGGTGAAGAACTCCTTCACTTCTCGAAGCTGCCCGTCTATCGCCGCGTGATTCTCTCGCGACTTCCCGCTCCAATGCCACATCTTGACGACGTCCTCGCCGTCCTCGACGAGTTGCTCGGCGGAGGCTTGCTCCGCCATAGAGTAGACGCGCATCGTCTCGGTCTGGAAGATCGCCGCGTCGCGGTTCGAGTAGGTATTCGCCCCGTTGCGCCCGAGGAGCTTCCGGAGTTCCGCCTGGATCTCCGAGCCTGACTTCCCCGTCGTTACGCCCCGGACGATCAGCTTCGAGATGTCGCTCCGGAGCTTCTGGCTCACGTCCTGGACGAGGTCGGCGGAGAACTCGGCCGCCGTCGAGAGGACGCTCGGGCTCAGCCCGGCAATTTGCTCCAGGCCGAACTCCCGGGAGACCTCTCCCTTCACGGCATCGAGAGTTGCGCGACGACCCAGAGCCGCCGCCTTCCCCAGACGCCCGGCGAGGTCCCCCTGAAGCGCGGCGTTGAGGCGGGAGACTTGATCGGCGATAGATTGCTTTAGGGCGTTAAGGTGGGAGATCTGGAAGTCCGTCAGAGCGACCTCTGACTGGAGACGATGCCCGAAGTCCTCGAAGAGGGCGAAGAGGTCCCCGGGAGACTTGAGTCCTAGCGCTGAGACGGCGCTCTTGACCGCACGGTCGGCGCGGCGGATAGCCCGCCCGACCATATCCGCCGTCGCCTTCGTGACCATGCTCTATCCGACGGCCGCCCGGGAGAGATCACGAAGGAAGCCCTCGGCCTCCTGGAAGGCGGTCTTCGCCTTCGCCGCGTGATCCTCGTCCCCTGCGCCGGTCCCGAACTGATTCGAGGCCATCGCCTTCCCCTCGGCGATCCGCTCTTCGTCGACGCCGACCTCCGCCTGATCGAAGTCGAATCCGGCGTTCTGGAGGGCTTGAGTGAAGACCTTCGAGGCGAGCGGGAGCTTGATGATGTTCTCCGAGGAGATCCCGACGAGCGCCGTCGCAAGCTGGGCGAGGGCGGTCGTGACCTGGACCTGATCCCGGCTGCCGATCTCGGGGGCGTCGATAATGAACGGGAGGGGCTCGCCCTCTTCGTCGCCCTTCAGGACTCCAGCGCGGATCGCCTCCCGGCAGGCGAAGCGGACGACGAGCCGCCAGAAGCCGATGACCTCTCGCTGCCTGCGCCCGAGCCTCCGGGCCGGGACCGAGTTCTGCGCGTCGAGCGTCGCCCGGTTCGTATCATCGCCCGCGCCCGAGAACGCCTCCGGCAGGCCGAGGGCTCCATAGCTCACGAGGCGGAGGAGCCGTTCGAGGATCGACATTTGCTCGACCCCCAGGTCCGGCGCGAGATAGTTCAAGTTGACCCGGTCGGAATGCCCCATCGTCTGGAGCGTCTTCAGCGGAGCGTCGAGCTTGAGGTTCTTTATGACTTTGTCGATCTCGTCGTCGGTATCCGGATTCGTGACCGTGACGTCCAGGAGGAGAGCCGTCAGCGCCCGCGCCCGCTCCGCGACCCGGAAGACGGTCTCGTCGTGAAGGTCGTCATAGTCGAGGACGGGGACGAGGTCGGGCTTCCCTCGTCGGGCTCCGGAGATCCGGTTGAGGGAGAGGGAGAAGACCGCCCCGTCGTAACGCTCCATAACGGGGTCGCCCTTCTCATCGGTCTCCGAGTTCGGCCGCTTGAGGAGGACCGCGCCGTCTGCGTCGGTGAAAGCCTCGACCTCCTGCGGAAGGTGATTCAGGATCGCGAAGCGGAGATGGTTGTTCGGGTCCTCGGGGTTGCGAATGAGCGCGACGACGTCCCTCCGGAATCGATCTTGCTGGACGTCGACGACATCCTTCGGCTCGACGGTCCCCCAGAGGACCTTCCCGTCGTTCTTATCGATCTGCCCGACCCGGAGGAAGAACTCCCCCTCGACGAGAGCGGACGCCATCATACCGTGATGCCGGGCTTCGAGCGCGTTCTCCGAGTCAGTCCAGAACTCGTCAAGCCATTCGCCGAAGCCGTCGTTCTCGGTCTCGGTCTCCTGGGGGACGGGCTTCAGGCCTTCGCCGAGGACATAGTCGAGATTGATCTCGACCTTATTCTTCGGATGCCCCTTCGTCCCGTGAGCGGCGACGGCGTTATGACGCAGTCGCTCCCGGTGCGGGGGCGTGAAGTCTTTATGGCTCTCCCGGTTGAAGGCCTCTCGATAGAGAGCATGATTGCTCGCGCCTGGAAGGAGGGCGTCGGGGTCGACGTAGTAGGGATCGTCCAGGGCCTCGGTATACCCGCGCTTCCGGGCCTCGGTCGCTACGAGTTCGAGTTCCTTCTCATGATCGGAGAGCCGGACGCGAGGCTCGAAGAGCCTCCGAAGACGGTCGAGCATCGCTTCCTCCTCGCCCCTTCAGAATGCGGGGACCTCGTCCCTCCTGGGGGAACGGGTCCAGGACTCCGCGCTTCTCGACGCCCCCTCCGGCTTTTTTCCGGCGAGTCAGAGCGCCGTCTCAGCCTCGGCCCCCGCTCCGGCAGTCTAGCGCCGTCGGCTCGCCCCGACAACTATCCGCCCCCGGCCCGTCCCGAAGCCCTGCCGCTCCCGACTCGCCCGGATCCCGCCCCTCTCCGCCTGGGAGACGACCGCCATCGCCTCGGCCGTCGTAGCGTTCGAGGTCGAGCCGACGAGGTTCGAGAGGAGGAGCGGCCAGCGCTGAGCGACCCAGTAGCCCGAGGCGTCGCTATGGTGAGTCCTCTTCGGGTCGGCGGACTTGTCGATCTTCCGGGTCCCGGGCTTCGTCTTCACCCTGACGAAGTCGGCGATGAGCCAGGAGCAACGCGGATGGACGAGGTAACGGACCTCCTTCTTCACGTTGAAGAAGACGGCATTCTGGGCGTTGAGCCGGTCGACAACCGCCGGGTTGCTCTTCTTCGTGATCCGGATCGCGAAGCCGGGCATGGAGCCGAGCTTCTCCTTTACGATCTTATAGTCGGAGTCGCCCGTCTGCGTCGACGGGTGATTCCCCATCGCGTCCCCGTAGATCTTCACGCCCCCCTTATGCTTCCCGTACTTCGCGAGGAAGACGTCGCAGACCTCCGGCGTCGTCCCTCCAGGGATCGCGATCTCGTCGAAGACCCAGCCCTCGCGCCCGCGCTCGTGACCCATGACCGCCGCCATAGGAGCCGGGGCCGAGGCGTTGAAGTCGAAGCTCAGGGCGATGGGTAGCTCGGGGACATACTTCGCAGCCTCGGAGACGTTCCGCCGCCGGTCGAAGTTGTAGTAGGCCCGGCCGCGCCCGACGTCGACGAACTCCCCGCCGACCTCTTGCTTCGCCAGTTCCGGGTCATACGTCGAGAGCGCCTCCAGGTACTCTTCGGGGAGGTCGGGGTTATCGGTCGAGCGGGCCTGGATCACTTTATAGCGGAGGTAAGGCCGGAGCTTGACGGGGACGTCGAGCCCCCGGTGAATATAGGCGCGGGCCTCCTCGGGCTTCTCGATGAACTCGTCATAGATCCAATTCAGCCCGGCGGGGGTCGTCGTATAGCGAAGCTGGAGGGCGTCGCATCGCTTATCTCGCAGGCGGCCGACGACGACGTTATGAGCGTCGACGTTGAGGTCCCGGACCTCGTCTCCATACGCCCATCCGAACTCGATCCCCCGGACGTCGTTAAAGTTCTCCATGCTCCGGAGGTAGACGGGGACGCGGCGCTCGATCACGAGGATCATATCCTGCCGGTTGAAGCGCCACTCCAGATCCAGGAGTTCGAGATGCTCGAAGAGCTTCTCCAGCGTCGCGCCCTTCAGTTGCTTATAGGAGTTCGCGAAGATCAGGCCTTTGACGCCGGGATTGCGAAGCCCCTTCAGGAGCGCCCAGAGGGAACCGATCCAGGTCTTCCCGCCGCCGAGCCCGGTAACGAGCGCGACCTTCGACTCCTCGGCCTCGAAGAACTCGTATTGATGCGGGTGAAGCTCGACGCGCTCCGTCCTCCAGGCTCCGGAGCCCATCGCTAGTCCGGCAGTTCTTCTTCGAGCCCCTCGGCGACTTCCTCCGGGTCGCAGCCCCAGGCGTTCGCCAGGACCTCGATGATCTGCCCCATACGCCGAGTCTGCCGGATCAGGCAGCCCGCCGCCGCCAGGAGATACCGGGTCCCGCCGTCGTCTTCCTCCTGCGCCTTGCTCCAGGCCCGCTCGAAGTCAGACGTCCCGGGCTCCCCGAAGGCGAGCGCCGAGAGGATGCTCTGATCCTCGACCTGATCCGGCCGGACGTAGAGCCTCGGGGGTCGCACCGAACGAGCGTCGCAGGCGGGGCAGTCGCAGGCCTTCCCGGGCTCAGGAACGAGCGGGACCTCGCCCCAGTCCGGGGCCTCGCCTTTGACGACGGCCTCGATCCGCTTCCTCAACTCGCCGACCTTGCTATCGATCCAGTCCTGGAACTGGGGATCGATGCGGACGTCGACCGTCGGGACGATCTCCTTCTGGATACGAGCGGCGGTCTCCCGCGTCATGGGGCGGAGCTTCGCCTTCGTCCCGTCGGGGAGCGTGACCTCGACGCCCTTCTTCGCCCGGCGCTTCGCCCGACGCTCCAGGGAGCGGTCCAGGTCTCCGAGCGTCTTCGCGAACTTCCTCGGGGTCTTCACTTCGCGATCTCCTTCAGGCGCTCCGCCAGCATCGGGCGGAACGCCTTCGACTCCTTCCAGGATATCGCGTAGGTCTCCCCCGATCCAAGTCGCCGCGTGAGGTTCTCATCTCGCTTGAGTTGCCCGACCGTGACGACGCCCACGAGGATAACCTCGACCTCCGTCGCCTTCGTCGTGAGCCCGTTCATTTTCACGAAGCCCCCGAGGATCTTCCGGTCGAGAGGCTTCTGGGCGATGACCCTCCCCGTCGCCCGGTCCTTCTTCGTCAGGTTCTCAGGCCTGACGGCGAAGAGCCCCGCCTCGATAACCTTCTTCGAGCCCGAGACCTTGACGTCATAGTCGAGGACGTCGGGCTCCCCCCACTTCTTCCCGAGGAAGGTCGCCGTCTCCAGGTCGAAGGCCCGCTCGTTAATGCAACGGATCGGAGCCTGGAGAAGGCGCGAGGCCGCGAACTCCCCGCAGAAGCCGACGAAGTAGCGATAATGCTCGCCCTCGGGTCGGTCCCGGTTGAGTCGGCTCCCGTAGCCCCGAGCCCGGAGCGGAGCGTTATGCTTGAGCCGGGCCTCCGTCCACTCCCGGCAGAGGTCGCAGTCGGAGCGCCCCAGGACGATGGACGCTCCGCGCTGCCTCCAGGCCTCGACCCACTCGGCCGAGGCGTGCCAGAAGAAGTTCGAGAGCTTCATCCCTGCCCGTGATCGGGGTCGTGAGGGAGGGGGTCGACCGCGATCTCCTCCCGGGCTTCAGCCGGGACGTCCTTCGACCCCTTGACTGCCTCGACGCTGACGAGGACCGTCCAGGCGACCGCCTCGAAGTGATCCCGCTCCAGGCGCTCGATAATTCGCGCCTCGGCCTCGGCGACCTCCTTCACGAGGAGCCGATGCTTCCTCCTCACCGTCTCCCCCATGACCCGAGTCAGGGAATAGCGCCGCTCCTCCTCCGCCTTCGCCGCCGTCTCGTTCTTCGCTTCTTCTGCCATCGTTTGCCCCTTTCTAGGCTGACTCAGCCTCCCGCATTATAGCCCGCACGCCCGGCAGCCGTCATCCGGATCCCCGGTCGTCTCGCAAGGTCCCTCGTGGAGAGGCGGCAGCCCGCAGCCGTGAATATGGCTCACCGCCCGACTCTTCGCGTCGAGGCAGATCCCCTCATGCTTCGGCTTCAAGGTGCATCCGTTATTCCCGCACCACGGGAGGCAGGGGACCTTATGCCCGAGCGGGAGGTCGCAGGCGACCGAACGGTCGCAGACCCTCGTCTCCTTCTCGATAGGAGGGGGAAGTCCTCGCGCCCGGTTGAGCATCGCCGAGTCGTCTGCGTCGAGCGGGGCGCAGGAGTCGCAGGTCACGGCCCGGATCCGCAGTTCCTTCCGGCACCGATAGCAGGCGGTCTCGAATACGTCCGGCCTCGTCTCCAGCGTGACCGGGATCCGCTTCGGGCATACCGGCGCGTGCGCCTCCCGAGCGAGGGTCACGAGTCGGCTCAGAAGCGAGTCGACCGGGAAGGTCTCGTATCCCCCGGAAAGCTGGAGGAGGTCGGTCTCGCAGTCGTCGCAGACGACGCAGAGCGCCAGCCTCAGCCCCGGCCGCCAGCGCTTCGCGTCCTCAGCCCTCACTTTCTCCCCCAGTTCCTCCAGCCTCTTCTTCAGCCTCCGGGCTTCCGGACCCAACTTGACCGTTACCGTCTGCGTCGCCTTCGCCATCTCCCGCCCCTTCCTCGACCTCGACGGCGAGCCGGGCCTTCCCCGACTTCCGCAGGCCAATCTCCACGCGAAGGCCGGGCTTCTCGTCGGCCTCGACCTCCGCCTCGCGCTGATCCGCTTCCACCGCCCCGAGCCGAGCCCGGCGCTCCATCTCTGCCGCTGCCCGGGTGAGCGCCGTCAGCGTCGACGGCGACTCCGCGAGCGCCTTCTGAGTCACCTTCCGGAGGGACTTCTCCGCTTTCTCCAGCATTTTCGCCCCGAGCTTCGCGTGACGCTCCGCCATCCTACTGACGGCGGCGAGGTTCGCCTTCCGTCGTCTGCGCCCACACTCCCGATCCCAGGCGAGGACTCGGCTCTCCCAGTCCCATCGTTTGCGCCAGTCGTAGAGCCGCTTCTTCGGGAGCCTCGTTATCTTCCGCAGGAGGGGGATTGAGCGCTCCGGCCCGAGGTCGAGGAACTTCTCGAAGACGGCGAACTCCTGCGGGGGCTCGTCGACCATCCGGAGCCAGGGCTCGGGCTCGTCGTCCTTATGCCGCTGCCCGTGAAGCTGGAGGTCGCCGATCATCCCCTTACCATGCCGGGCCTCGCGCTCCAGGCCTCCAGCGCTTCGGGAGCTTCAGGAGCCGCCGCGTCTCCTCTCGGCTGATAATCTGCCGGACCCGCTCCCGACTGAGACCGAAGAGGTCGGCTATCTCCCGGAGCTTCATTCCCTTACGCCGGAAGTTCGCCATCGTCCGGTTCCGCCCCAGGTTGACGTCGCTCACGTCTCGATCCTCACGACCTGGACCTCGGGAAGCTCCCACGGGTTGAAGCGCTCGTTCACGACGACGACGAGGTCGGCCGGGAGGTAGGCGTGAGGCTCGACCTTGATCCGGGTCTGGGGGTCCTCGTGGCGGCGGCGCTCGATAGCTTCCTCCCACAGCGCGACGGCGTCAGGCGGGACGAGAAGAGTCGTCGTCAGAACCCGCTCCAGGTTGCCCCGGGCCGCGATGAGTCCCTCGTATGTCAGGACGCCCTCGCCCCGCTTCATTATCCCTTCCCCCGCTTGAGCCGCTGGATCTCTGCATAGTGACCCCGCGCCCGGCTCTCCGCACAGTCTCGCTCAGACCGATGCCGCCGAGCCAGCTTGAGCCGACTCTCCGCCTTCCGCCTCCAGGAGTCCCGCTCCCGGAAAGCCCCGGCCTTTAACCGGCGCTCCGTCTCGACTGCGACCTTCCAGGCCTCGACGTCTTCCTGCGCCTTATCGCGAGCGGTCTCCATCTCGTTCCGCTCCCGCTCGGCGTCGGCCTTCTCCTTCTGGAGTTCGAGCGCCTGGAGGTTGATCTCGTGGATCATCTCGACGGCGTCGCGCAGGTCGCTCCCTGCGTCGGCGAGCGTCTGCCCCAGACCGAAGGCCTTCGCCGCCGTCTCCTTCATTCGAGCGACGTCCCCTTCCGAGTAGAAGTTCACCGGGAAGGGATCGCTCGACGTGAAGCTCTGCCTATATTGAACTGGCATAGTCGCCCCTTTCTTCGGCTCAGTCCGGCCAGTCGCTCCGCGCAACTGGCGGGAGCCCTAGTTCGTGCCGGGTCGCGTTGAGTTGATCCCGGCAGCCCTCCGCCTTTCGCTCATGCTCCGTCAGAACATCCCCGTAGAAGTCGAGTTGCTCTTCGTACTCTTCGAGGGTCGCCTTCGTCTCCTCCTGGCAGGCGTCTATCGCCTGGAGTCGGCTCTGCGACCTCCAGACCCAGCCCGCCGCCGCCAGAATAACCGCCGCGATCAGGGAGACCGCGAGCTTCCCGAGGTCGATCCTGACTTCAGTCGCCACCATTCGCCCCGCCCGCGCAGGCCTGGAAGTTCTCGATCCTCGCGACGTGCGTCTCGAAGTGGCGGAGAATCACGTCGACCGATGGGATCTTCTCGTTCCCCCGAGGCCGCTCCCAGCCCTCCGAAGCGAAGACGAAGGTAAAGCCCTCGGCGTCGATCTCCGTCCGCTCCGGGAGGAGCCTTGCGTCAGCCGGAACGCCCTCGGCGACGAAATACTTGACGAGCGTCTCTTCGCGGAAGAGGAGGGCGAGGGACTCAGCCGAGACCCTCACCCTCCGAACTCGTTCCTTCTGAATCACCGGCCGAAGCCGAACTTCGAGAAGATCCGCTCGACGACGCTCCCGGCTTCCTCCGGTCGCGCATTCGCGAGCGCCGTCCGGAACTCGGTCCTCATGCGAGCGATCTTCGCGTCCTTCGCCTTCTGGACGATGAAGCCGCCGAGGACGAGCCCCAGGAGAAAGGCCCCGCTGATCCATACGTAGAACATCCGTCCCTCCTTATGCTGGGCGCGGGCCTGGAGTGACCCGCAGCCCCGAGAAGATCTCCCCTCTGAGTTGACGGACCCGGAGATTCTGCCGCGCCTCCTGGAGCCTCGGGGTCCCGAACATCGCCTTCCGGAACGCTCGACCCCGGATCATTTTCCGGGGCTGGGGCGTCTTCCGACTGGCGAGCTTCTGCCTCTCATTCCGTCGCCGGTTCCGCGCCTTCCGCGCCGCCTCCTTCACGCGAACCTCAACTTCCAGCCGACCGGCTCTTCCTCTTCGACGTCGCTCAGCCAGAGGACGCCCTGACTCAGGCGCTCCGCTGCGAGCTTCGCCGTCTTCGGGTCGCGCTCGATCCCGAGCGCTCGCAGCCCGAGCCGCTTCGCTGCGACGAGGGTCGTCCCGCTCCCGGCGAACGGGTCGAGGACGCTCTGCCTCTCGGCGTGACCCAGGCAGAGGAGAAGCTGCATCATAAGAAGCTCGGGCTTCTGCGCGACGTGGACCTTCGTCTTTAAGGCGTTCGCGACATAGTTCACCGAAAAGACGTCGTCGCTCCGCTGCGCGAGCTTGAAGCCCGTCCGGGCGTGATAGAAGATCGGCTCCCAGGACATCGAGAACCGCGCCGGATCCCAGGTATGAAGGACGGGGAGGTTCGGCTTCTCCCAGACGAGAACCTGCCGGAAGTGCGCGTCGTCTCTCAGCGGGTAGTTATAGAGATCGAGCGCGTTCCAGAAGACGAGCGCCGCTCTATCGCAGAGGCTCCAGGCCTCCTTCAGTCCGCCGAGGTATTTGTCCCATCGACCCTTCCCGACTCCATAGGGAGGATCGGTCACGAGATAGTCGAACCGGGACTTCCGGAGAAGACCATCGCCTTCGTCCAGAAAGTCCCGGCAGTCCCCGACGATCAGGGAGACCCGACCGTCGTCATAAGCGATCTCAGGCTCACGCATCGCCCCTCCTGCGTTGAGTTGAACTCAGAACGGCGTCGGGACCGTCGGCGTTTCCGCCGCTGCCTCGTCCGCCGTCTCCGTCTCGGCTTGCTCTTCGGCCTCGGCCGCTTCTCGCTCGGCCTTCTCCTTCGCCTTCGCCCGAGCCTTCTCCTCCTTCGCCCGGAGCTT